ACAGGGGCGGATGACCCTGGGAAGCCGATAATAATGCAGGGTCATCCGTCCCTGTCGATGGAATTTCCGAGAAAACGCAGGTCAGCCCGGGGATCGGTTCCCCCGCGCGCGTGAACAGTCTGCGTGTGGAGGCTGCGGGTAAGCCGCACGAGTCGAGCCAGTTCTTCGATGGGCCGGTCCAGGCTGTCTCGTTCGACTTCGGTCCCGGAGATGGTCCGAACCTGACGGTGATGTTCCCGGTGCCGCTGGCCGAGGCGGTGCTGGCAATGGCTGATGACGCCGACCGGGACCGCTTTTTCGACGACATCAATGGTTACCACCTGGACCAGTTGGCCCGCCTCGCCACAGGACTGGCCGACCGGGGCATCGAGGCGATCGGTGCCACGTCGGAGCAGCTGGTCGACGCCGTCCTCGACCGGCTCCGCGAGGAACCCATCATCGACCAGACCCTCACCAACCTGGCCGGCCGGGTGAAGGCCCGTCACAACGAGCCCGGCAGCGACCGTGAGGCGTGGGAGTTGGCGGACCGGATCGGCGAATACGTGCGCGCGTACACCCACTCGCGCAACGAACTGGCCTCCCTCGGCGTGTCCGCGATGACGCTGACCCGCGAACGCGACGACGCTCGCGCCGAGGTCCAGCGGCTCCACACCGTGGCCGACCGCGCCGCCGACGACGCCAAGACGGTTGTCGACGGCCTACGCGACCAGATGGCCAAGGTCACCCGCGAACGCGACGAGGCCAGCGCCGCCATGGCCGCCCCCATCACACCCATGCGCCAACCCCTCGCCGACATCCTCGACACACACGGCATCGACGACGCCGAACCCCTCCTCGCCGACCTCCTCAAAGTCATCACCCGGTCGGTCAGCGGCTACATCTACAGCCAGTGGGACGAATTGGCACGGCTCAGAACCGCCCGCGACCTCGCCGACGCCGAACTCGTTTCTCTCGCGAAGGTCACCCGCGAACGGGACCAGGCGGTGGCGGACGTCACCCGCTTCAAGACCCACCTCGTGCAGGAGCAGGAACGCCTGCGCGGTCACCTGGCCGACGCGCGTACTGACCGCGACGCGGCCGAGCTGGCCGAGGTAACCCGTCAGCGGGAAGAGACCGAAGCCGAAGCAGGCGACGTACGCCGCCAACTCGGCGACATGACCAAACTCAGCCACCACCTCGCCGTCGAGAACGCCCGACTCCGCCAAGCACTCCAGGCACCCCAACTCCGCGAGCAGCCAGCCACCGGCGGCCTCGTCCTCGCCGACCGCGAACGCGAACTTTTCGAACTCAAGGGCCCGTGCTCTCACGCACACTGCGGCCTGCACTACGCCCACAGCGGCCCGTGCAACATACGCCCCGTCGACCCCACCGCGTGCCGGCCCGACGAGACCGGCCTCTGCCACCACCCCAACCACGAGCACTGACCAAACCGGGCCGGGCCCGCTGAAATCGGGTCCGGCCCACCCACCACGGGAGACCGCATGCTCACCGACCACCAAATCGCCCTACTGCAAAACCTCGCCGACGGCCTCACCAACGACCAAATAGCCCGCAAACACAACACCCCCGTCAACACCATGAAAGGCAAACTCCGCCGCATCTACCGCATCCTCGACGCCGCCAACGCGGTCAACGCCGTCGCGATCGGCTTCCGCAACGGGCACATCACCTGATGGGCGGCCACCGCGACCGCCCCGGCAACCGGCTCAGGGCCGGCACCTGGGCAGACCTCACCACTACCGCCATGCGGGCCGAGCAGGCGCCGGAGGACCTCATCCGCCGCGTCCTCGTCCGCCTGGCCCAGCTCGCCCCGCACGCACCCGAACCCGGAGGACGAACCCGTGCCTGACCTCACCGGCCTACCCGCAGACCAGGCCTACCAGTTGGGCCAACTCACCGCCGAACTCATCGCCGCCGCCGAGGAACGCGGCCGAGCACAGGGATGGCACGAGGCGATCACCGCCCTCCGTGGCGACCAACCACCCGTGCTGTGGGCCGGGGGCGTGCGCGCGGGCAAGACCCGCCACCTCTACGCGGAATACCTCGCCCAGCTGGCCCCGCCCATCGTGCTCGCCACCGGCACCACCACCAGCGGCCTGAAATACCGCGTCGAGGTCGACAACGATGCCTGAGCCCACGCACGGCTGCCCTGGTGACTGCGGCCGCAAAGTCCCCCACACCCGCCTCACCTGCCCCCACTGCTGGCACCGACTCCCCCGCGACCTCCAAGCCGCCATCACCAGCGCCTACGCCGCCAAGCGCCGCAACCGGACCAACCCCCCACGCCATCCAAGCCCACCGCGCCGCCGTCACCAACGCCATCAACTGGTACCGCGCACAGTCCACACAGGAGACACCATGAAAGCCCATCGCGCGTACTTCGACGAGGCTATCGAGTTCCCCCTGCCACCGACCCACCCCGATGGACCCCGCCGGTATGTGGAGCCGCCTGCCCCAACACCAACCACGGCAGCTGAGCCGAACCCACCCGCGCCCGTCGACCACGAGGCCCGGCTTCGCGAACAGGCGGCCGAGATCGGGTTCAACCCCGACAAGTTCGTCCTGATGAACCGTGCCGAACGCCGCGCCGCCGCCCGAGCCGCAAGGAGACGCACACCGTGATCCCGATCCTCAGCCACATCGCCGCCGCCGGCGCTGGTGCAGGCATCGCCCTCTACGTCCTGCTGCTCCTCAGCCGACCCGACCGACCCGCGGGCGAGTACCCACTGCCGACCTGGAGCGACGAACGATGAACTGGCACCGCCTCCACCTTTTCCGCGGACGACTCCTGCTCTACATCGAGCCACGCGACATCTGGATCGGCGCCTACGTGGCCGAGGACTACATCTACGTCTGCCCACTGCCCCTGCTCGTGTTCCGGTGGGAACGCCGCCACATGTGGGGGCCCTGGTGGTAACCCGCTTCGACCGGAAGGTGGTGTGGCGCATGCGCGCCGGCGCCGTCTACCAGCTGGTGCCGGAGCCGCCGCCGCCCGAGATGCGCCACACCTGCTCGCGCAGCTTCCCGCCCGGACTCCTCCTCGCCGCCCTCGCCCACGGCCCGATCCACCCCACACCGCACCAGCTGCTCCGCAACATCAACCCGCACTGACCCCCGCTGCTCCTGACCCGCCCCCACGACCCCACAGCAGGAGCCATGACCGAGCACATCCTCCGCGCCACAGCCGCCCTCAACGCCTGCCGCCAAGTCCGCCCCTGGCTACGCGAGGCACCCGCGGTGGAGGCCCAACCCGGCCTCCACCGCGCGTCGGCCCCCCGCGACATGACCACCCGCCGCGCCCACCGCGTCGACCGACTCATCCGCCTCGAGCGGGCAGAGCGCAGCGTGCGCGACATCCCCAGCACGCCGCAGCCCGCCCCGGTCCGCCCGGAGCTGCTCGACGCGCCCCGCGACCTCGACGACGCCGTGGTCGACGCCGCCTGGATCGTCGCCTCCGGCCTGCGTCGGCGAGACCTCCTCGTCGTCCACCACCAAGCCCGCGCACTCTGGCGTGACCCCTGGGCCGCCGCGGTTCTCCAGCTCACCGTCGGCCTGCCCTGGCTCGCGTGCAGCTGCCCCATGCCCGCCTGGTGGATCGGGAAGGCCCGAGACGATCCTCACCGCGGCGGGTGTGGCGACCGGGTCGCCCGCCAGGTGGCCGAGCTACTCGAGCGAGCAGACGAGCGCGCCCGGACCATCCTCGGCCTCGGACCCTCCTGGGTGCCCATCCCCGGCCGCGCGTGCCACACCTGCCAGCGCCGACGCATCGAAGCCGAGGTGTCCAACCAGGACGACCGCGAGTGGATCCTCCGCTGCCGCGAAGGCTGCTGGATCGAGCGAGCCGTTGACCACCCTGAGGCGCGTGCCCTCATCGCGATCGTCAAGTCCGTCGCGCGCCACCACCGGCGCCACACCCAGCGTGGGAGAATCGCATCATGACCGACCTGTGGAACCACATCGTCGACTGGATCCGTACCCACCCCTGGATCGCAGGCCTGATCGGAGTGGCAGCATTCGGTCTCGGCGCGGCATCGGACCTACTGTGACCGACCTGGTGGAGTGGCAGCCCGAGTGACCACCCTCTACGGCGTCGAGTGGGCCACCGCTGCTGAGGTGGTGGCCCAGCTCGGCGCCGACGTCACCCCGGCAATGCTGGCCGACTGGAAGCGTCGCGGCCTCATCCGTGGTGTGGTCGTGGGCGCCGGCCGCTCGCGGACCGCGTACTACCGGCTCGACGACGTCATCGAGGCCGAGGCCTGGACCCGGACCTCCGGCATGGGCAGGCCGCGCGCTGCTTGACGGATGATCATCGGGGTGTCATTCTCGACTTCTCATCCAAATGCCAGCGGCAGACGTATGCCCGCATTCTGGACAATCCCCCACCAACACCGCGAGGTGATCACCATGTCCTGGTGAACCACTCGTGCGGGCCGTGTCCGCAAACGAGGTGACCCCATGCCCACACCCAACCCCCAAAAACTGAAACGCGCCCCCGACCGCCCGTACACCGACGAGGAACGCGAAGCCGTCCGCACACGGCACGCCGCCGGCATGAGCCGCAACGCCATCAGCCGCGAAACCGGCATCCACATGCGCAAGGTGAGCGCCCTCGCCGCCCAACAGGGCTTGACCTTCCGTCGCGCCGCCCACGTCAAGGAAGCCGTCGAAGCCAAGAAGGTCGACGCCGCCGCACGCCGCGCAGCCATCGCCCTCGCCCTCCTCGACGACGCCGAACGCATGCGCCAACAACTCTTCGCCCCCATGATCGCCTTCAACTTCGGCGGCCGGGACAACACCTACGAGGAGCACCCGATCCCGGAACCAACCGCCCGGGACAAACGCGACCTCGCCGGCGCCGTCACCGGTCTCCTTACCACCGCGATGCGCCTGGACGAGTACGACCGCGACACCGGGGCCACCGACGAGCGCAGCGTGCTGGGCGATCTGATGAAGGGCCTGAAAGAGGCATGGCATCTCGCTCAGGACGACGATCCCCAGTAGACCTGCGCAAGCTGCCCCTGTCGCACCGCCAGATCGACTACATGGTCAACAGCGACGCATTCGTCAACCTCGCCGAGGGCGCCGTCAGGTCGGGCAAGACCGCCTCGGGAGCGATGCGGTTCCTAACGTACATCGCCACCGAGGCACCCAAATCCGGGGATCTGATCGTGTCCTCGAAGACGTTCGACACGGCTGTCCGCAACGTGTTCAACCCTCTCAGGGATCCGTCGCTGATGGGCCCGCTGGCGAAGGCCACCACGTACACACGCGGGGCGCCGACAGCGAAGATCCTGGGCCGCGAGGTCCAGGTGATCACCTTCAACAACGAGGCCAGTGAGCAGCGATTGCGAGGCATGACGGCCGCCGGTTCCTATGTGGACGAGTGGTCGCTCATGCCGAAGAGCTTCCACGAGCAGCTCATGGCCAGGCACTCGCTCGACGGATCGCAACTGTTCGGGAACACGAACCCCGACAACCCCGGCCACTGGCTCAAGGCCGACTGTATCGACGAGGCCCAACCGGGCGGACGGCTGTCGGCTGACTGGAAGGTCTGGAAGTTCCACCTCGACGACAACCCCGGCCTATCCGAGAAAGTCAAGGAACGGTACCGGCGCCAGTACGTCGGGCTGTGGTACCGCCGCAACATCCTGGGTGAGTGGTGTCTCGCCGAGGGCGCCGTCTATGAGATGTGGGACCCGGCCAAGCACGTTGTCAAGACGCTCCCCCCGATGGTCCGCTGGGTGTCGCTTGGCATCGACGCTGGCATCCGGAACCCGTTCGCCGGACTGGTCCTCGGCGTCGGGAACGACGGCAAGCTGTACCTGACCCACGAATGGCGTTGGGACTCAGCCAAGCAGCAGAAGAGCCTGTCCGACGCGCAGATCGTGAAGCGCCTCGGGCACTGGCTCGACAAGCTGAAGTTCAAGCCCGAGTGGGTCTGCGTCGACCCCAGCGCGCTCGGCTTCTCCAACGCCATGTTCGAGGCCGGGCACACGCCGGTCAACGCGAACAACGCGGTGAACGACGGCATCCGCCTCATCGCCTCCCTGTTGTCCGAGGGCCTGCTGTTCGTCCACGAATCCTGCACCGGCTGGATCGAGGAGTGCCCCGGCTACTGCTGGGACGACGAGAAAGCAGAGAAGGGCGAAGACGCCCCGATCAAGGCTCGCGACCACAGCTTGGACGCCGGACGGTACGGAATTCTGACCCCTGAGGTCATGTGGCGGCCTCTCGTGAGGGGCGTCCTCGACCTCGCAGCCTGAAAGGAACGCCCAGTGCAGAAACCCAGCAAGGGCCGCATCGTCTTCGTCAAGGTCGACCCGACCATGAACAACGGCGACGACGAGGCCCCGGCCATCATCACGCGGGTCTTCAACGACCAGTACGTCAACCTCCGCGTCCTCCTCGACTCGGAGGCTATCTTGTGGCTGACTTCGGTGCCGCTCGTCGACGAGCCGCCCGCCGAGCCGTGGCGCGCGCACACATCGGAGACGCCAGGCTCCACCAGGGTGGCCTGGTGGCCACCGCGCGTCTGACCTCGTTCGCTGACTAGCGCCCCGGAGGGCACCCATGCCGATGCCCACCGGCGGCGCCTGGCCGCCCGTCAACGTCGCCCCCGCCTACGACATGTACCGCGACTGGGATGCCTGGTACATCGGCGACCCCGACGCACTGTTCCGGGCCTACCAGCGACGGGCCCACACCGGTCTCGACGTACCGCCCTCGCAGCGTGTCCGGCCCAGCCAGTTCGCCGGCGGCGTCATGGGTGTCGTCTCCCGCTGGCTGTGGGGAGCACCCCCACCCGTGTCCACACGGGACTCACGACTCCACATCCCGCTGCCCTCAGACCTCGCCGCCACCGCAGCCGGACTGCTGCTGTCGGACTCCCCGACCATCACCGCCGAGGCTCCAGAAGCGCAGGCCCGCATCGAGGAGCTGATGGCCGGCGGCCTCATCAAGGCGTTGCGGCAGGCCGCTGAGGCCGGCAGTGCCCTTGGCGACGTCTACCTTCGGCCAGTCGTGGACACCGTCGTGTCACCGACGGCTGCGATCTGCACGGCCGTTCACGCGGATCAGGCGATCCCGGTGTTCCGGTGGGGACACCTGGTCGAGGTTACGTTCTGGAGTGAGCTTGCCGGGAACGACCGTCAGGTGATCTACCGGTTGCTCGAGCACCACGATGTGGTCGAGGGGCGGGGCCGGATTACCTACCGGCTGTTCAAGGGCAAGGAACGCGAGCTTGGTCGGTCGGTGCCGCTCGCCGAGCATCCCGACGCCGCCGAGTTTGCCCAGCTGCCCGAGGGTGTGCAGCTGACCGGCCTCAGCCGTCTTGATGTCGTGCACGTGCCCAACGCTGGCCCTCAACGCCTGTGGCGGAAGCAAGCGAACCTGAAGTACTTCGGCAGGTCGGACTTCGACGGCAATGAACAGATTTTCGACCGCCTCGACGCGGCCTGGACCAGCTGGATGCAGGACCTGTGGATCGCCCGCGGCCGCATCACCGTACCCGAGTACATGCTGCAAAACCTTGGCAACGGCCAGGGCGCAGGCTTCGACGCCGAGCGGGCCATCTACGTCGGGCTGAACATGATGCCCAACCAGCCGGGCCAGGGCGCGGGAATTACCGCCACCCAGTTCGAAATCCGGCACGAGGCCCACCGCGCGACCACGGACGCTCTGCTCGAGGTGGCGATGCGCCACAGCGGGTTGAGTGCACAGACCATGGGTGAAGAGGGCGACGTCGCGATGACCGCCACAGAAGCCGGTGCTCGTGAACGCCTGTCGTACATCACCCGCGGCGACCGAATCGCGGCGTGGGGGCCGGGTGTGGCCGCGTACGTGGAGCTGCACATGGAAGTGGAGCAAATCCACGGCATGAGCCGCGTGGAGCCCGTGCGACCTACGGTGGAGTTCTCTGATGGCGTCTCGGAGAGCCCGAAACAGGTGGCTGAGACCATCCAGCTTCTGCGCGCGGCCGAGGTAATCAGCATCGAGACCGGTGTGCGTATGGCCCATCCGGACTGGGAAGACCCCCAAGTCTCGGAAGAGGTCGACAAGATCAAGAAAGACCGGGCAACGAGCGGGGACGACCCGGGCGCGGCCCTTGCCGGCTACGCCCGCGGCGACAACGAGGGCGGCGACCCCACCGAGGAGTAGCCACCATGCCGGTTGACGTCGACGACATCAACCTGGTCGCGGCCAGGACAGTGGAGGTCTATCGGGAGGCGGAACTCCACCTCCTGGCCGTCATCAAGAACGCCCTCGACATCGGCATGGATGCCCCGACATGGGCTGCAGACCGGCTCGCCAACATCACGAAGCTCCGCACCGCCGCGGCCCGGGTGCTGCGGCGTGCGAACGACGGCGGGCCCCGGATCCGCAACGGCATTGCCCGCGCTTACCGCAACGGGTGGGGTGGCGCCGTCGTCGACCTGCCCCGGTCGTACGGCGGCGACACAGCCCGAGACGCAGCGGAGGCGCTGAAGCGCACCGAAGTCATCGACTCGTTGGCCAACGCCCTGATCCGGGACGTCGGTGCCCGCGAGCAGAACGTCCTCAGGCACGTCGACGACATCTACCGTGGCGTGATCGCTGGTGCGGTCGCCCGCAGCGTTGGTGCCGGGATCACTCGCCGCGAGGCTTCGCAGTCGGCGTGGCAGGCGTTCACCGACCAGGGCGTTTCATCCTTTGTGGACGAATCCGGTCGGGTGTGGCGGCTCACGTCCTATGTGGAGATGGCCGTCCGCACGGTCACGATGAGAGCTGCCGTGCAGGGCCAGGTGGACCGCCTTCTGAGCGAGGGTGAGGACCTGGTCGTGGTGAGTGACCACGCCGGTGAGTGCTCACTCTGCTTGATTCCCGGCACCGTCGTAGAGGGGCCAGTACCCACGGGCCGTACTCGATCTGAGTACACCGGCAACGTAGTTCGCATCCTGACCGCCAGCGGAAAGGATCTTACGGGAACGCCAGATCACCCGGTGTTGACTCCGCGCGGGTGGGTTCCGCTGAAGGATCTTGCAGTAGGCGACCAGGTCGTCAGCCAGACTCGGCAGCATGGCGTCGCGAGTGTCGTGCCAGGCAACGTACAAGTGCCATCCCGTATCGAAGAAGCTGGAAAAGCGTGGCTGCCAGTCCTTCTTTCGGGCCCAACCCGTCGTGATTTCGACGACGACGTTACCTACCGCCAGGTCCGCTACGTGCCCGCCAATGTTGATTTGCCGACGAAATTTGATTCGCCGTTCAGTGAGCCAGTCGCTGACTGTCTTCTCGTAGGCGGAATCGGCGCGACCGCCTCGTTCCTTCGCGGCGGCGATGTTGTGCCGATGGAGCTGAGTCAACGGCACGCCACGGGTCGCGGCGTGCGCGGGATCCAGCATTTGAGCACGTTCCTCCGGGGTGGCGTTTTGCCATCGCTTCAGCATTCCCTGGGACGCGAGCGCGGATCGCTCCTCATGGCTGAGCGCGGCCATGTACTCGACGACGCCGTGATGACGTGGCCGGGCCTGAACTCCAGCCCTTCTCAGATAGTCAGTGACTGCCCGACCGCTGACGCCGAAGGCGGATCCGAGTTGCTTCGTGCCCTCGCCGGCAAGGTAACGCTGGACGAGGTTGTCAGCCTGAGCGTCAGTCAGTTTTCGGGGCACGTTTGGGACCTCTCAACGGAACCGGCCTGGTATGTAGCGAACGGAATCGTAACGCACAACTGCCGGCCGTGGGAGGGCAAGATCCTCCGCATCGGGTCAGGCCCAATCGGAGAGGTCACCGACGAGGACGTCACCACCGGTGAGCCCATCACCTTCGAGGTCGCGGGCACCCTGGCTGGCGCGATGGCGGCTGGACTCCTGCACCCGAACTGCGAGCACACGATCCGCAGCTTCATTCCCGGCGCCACCCGGCTCCCCGCGAATACGGAGGACGCCGCAGGCGACCAGGCGAAGCAACGCCAGCGGTACATCGAGCGGCAGATCAGGCGGTTCAAGGAGCGTGAGGTCGCGGCGCTTACGCCAGCAGCTAAGCTGGCCGCCACCCGCAAGGTGCGCGCCTGGCAGCAGGAGATGCGGGACCACCTGGCCGCCAACCCGACGCTGCGACGCCTGCCGTACCGGGAGCAGATCGGCGCGGGCAACCTGCCACCCGGTGGACATGCGACACCGCCCGCGGGACGACTGACCGGGCCACCATCGCCGCCGAAGGACAATGGCCCCGATCCGGCGCCCGAGCCTGAACCCGACCTGGAGCCGGATCCGACACCCGACGATCGGCCAGATCCTGCTCCAGAGCCGGTTTCGCCGCCCCGCCAGGGTGACGAGCCGTTGCGCAACTTCCCTGCGCTGAAGGCCGCTGGAGCCAGGTACAGCACCAGGACCGGCCGCCTGACCCTCCGCCGCACCACACAGTGGACAGACGGCGCAGTGGCAGAACGCGCGCGGGCGCTAGGTGACTACTTCCGCGAGGACGGCACCGGCACCTACCGGGACATGAACGGCCTCCTGCGGGGCAACGGCGTTCCGGCGGACCGTCGTCCCTTGGTGGCATCCAAGATCAGTCGCGTCGACGAGGTCATGGAAGCCTCGCCGCTGGCCGCCGACGTCGAGCTGTACCGGTCGCTGAGCAACGCGGCCCTGGTGTTCGGTGACCGGTTCGACCAGGACCTCACCGGCTTCGAGTGGACCGATCCGGCGTTCTCGTCCGCGACGCCTCGGAAAACGCAGTCGGCCATCTTCGCCGCGAAGTACTCACCCGGCGGCGGGGCGGGCGCCCGTATCCGGTTCGTGGCCCGCAAGGGCACCGGCGCGGTACACATCGACTCGCGCGAGGTCGAAATCCTACTTCAGCGTGGGCTGACGTTTCGGATCACCGCCGACCACGGCCTGGTCCTGAACCCGCACAACGGGCGGAAGTTCAGGGAACTGGACGCCGAGATCGTCGAGCCGCGAAGGCCGGAGGCGAAGAAGGACCGGCGTGAGGCTGCCCGTGCTCGGCACCGCGAGATCAGCCGACGTGAGGGTGTCGCTGACGCTCTCACGGGACTGGACGAACTGCTGGGCAAGAACGCCACGGTGAAGGTGTTCCGCGAACACGTTCGCACCTACAACCTTGCCGACGAGGACCGGGATGACCTTCTGGCCGCCGTCGACGACGCTCTCGCGCTCCGGCGGCTGATCGACACGATCGGGGACCGGGAGGGTCTGACTCCGATCGGTAGCGCCGGCGACCACGTGGCGTTCGATCCGGAGCAACACGACGTGTACGGCGACCAACTGCCGACGCCAGGCACTCGCATGCAGGTCGCAGCCCGCGGTACGGTCCTGACCCTCCCGGATGGGACGGTCATCCAGCTCCACAAGGCGATGGTGGTCACTCCCACCGGCCGTGCGAGAGCGAACGAACCCAACCCGGAACTGGATGCCGAGGATGCCGGGCAGGTCGGCCGTCCGGACATCCGCGAGGTGTTGCGGGAAGCGGACTCTGCAACGGCTGTCGGGGTCGCACTCGCCCGCGAGATCCGTGCGCTGACCGGCAGAGACGTTCCGGTCGACTTCGGACCGGACGCCGATGCCGACACGGCTCGGGAGCACGCCGAGGGTGTGCTCCGTGTTCTGGACCGGTATCCACATCTGGCCCTCCAGTCCGTGACGTCGATGGACCCGATTCCGGGGTCCGCACGGTATGCCGAGGCCCAGGACGGAGAGATCCGCTTCAGCACGGGCTGGTCGACCACTGGGCAGCGGGCCCGATATCTGGAGCAGGTGCGCCGGGACACCGATGCCGGCTGGCATCCGGCCGGTGCGACAAGTCCGATGGCGAACGCCATCCACGAGATGGGCCACGTAGCCCACGACATGGCCGGACGGTGGGTGAACCAGCGGGTTACCGCTCTCCTGCAGGAGATGGCCACCCGCGAGGGCCTGTCCGTCGACGAGCTGATCGGCCGGCACGTCAGCCGGTACGCACAGCGCGATCTCGACGAGCTGGTGGCCGAGGCCCTGTCGGACGTCCTCACCC